GATGAAGAGATGACGCACGGCACTTCGTGAGCGCTCGAACGTCCCCCGGAGAATAGCCAACGCGGGACCCCCTGAAGACCCCCGTTTCAGAGACGAAAGATCCTTTCGCGTGGTTCGTTTAATGAGACGCCTCTGGTGTTTTTGCGTACCGAATTCAAGAAACCGGAAATACCATAGATTCGTCCCGATGTGCACGACATTGGGAGCCGCGGGAGCGTCTATAATATCTTTTGTCTTGGCCGGAAATCGTGGCCTACTCTGCCTTCTCCTGGTTGCGTAGGTAAGGCTACCCCGAGCCCGTCCGGTATCTTGAGGAGTCGCACTTACCATTCTGTCTTGCAGCAATATTCCCGCCGATGCCAAGATATCCTCCTGCTCCCTTTCTACCGCCACCCGAATGGCCGGGCCGTTCAGCTTGATGGTTGTCGTCATCTTCGTCAAACCACGACCTCTTTTGCGTCAATCTCCCACGTCCGGTCTCTTTCGTTAATATTCCGGATCGAGAGAATCTCAAACGTCCTGCTGGCGTAGTTGATCTGGTTCTCCGGCGTGACCGTGAGATCGCTCCGGTAGCGAAGGACAATCTGATGACTCATCTCGGCATTGACCTGTTGGGCGTTCGTGAACTCAGTTCCCCGCACCGGCTCGATAGATCCCCATACGGTAGCCACGGTTGCGAGTGTTGCCGATCCTTCGCCATACCCGTCACCGGCTTGCGTTTTGGTTTGAATTGTCAGCCGATGGCGCAGTTTGCCGCTGTTCATATTCTCCCCGATCCTGGGTTTGGTACCGATTCACTCCCATCGTAAATAGGATGGTTTCCAGCTTGATGACTCGATCTTCGAGATCCTTCACCCTCGTCTCCAGGACACGCTTCCTCATAATCGCATCTGCTTCCGCACTCCGAGAAGCGACTTCAAGCCAAGCGGTATTTCGTTCATCGCGATCTCGCTCGTCGCCTCTCTATTTTCGTACAAGTGCGCCGCCAACACCTTGACCGCCGATCTATGGATCTCAGCCACGCTACTGCCGGCATCCCCCTCGCCGGCCACGAAACGAATGGTAACACCGTTCATCGGCTGCAAAGTCACCGTCGGCCACACTTGTGAATACTTCAGGCTAATGCGCCCCGGCTCGTTACTGAGATCGGTCAAGTATACGCTCGTCGATGCCGTTGCCACCGTCCCGTCACTGTCGGTGTATTGCACATAGGTCACCGATTGCAGGGGTGGTAGCGGGATACGAAACCCATCGAATGGGAAATCATCAAGTATGAGATCCCATGTCTGGGTGACGTATGCCCGCCTCTGGACATCTTCGCAGTACTGCCTGGCCGCCACGATGAATTCCCCGATCAGGGTATCGTCGGCCGTTCCTTCCACCCGAGCGTGGCTTTTCGCCTCTGCCGTAGAGATCGGCTCCACGCTCGGTGCAGTAACAAGCACAAGGCCCATCTTATGTAATGGCCGTCGGAGTCGCTTCCTGCGCGAATCGAGACCCGCTCAGAACCGCAACGCAACTATACAGACAGCCCGCGGTGCCCCCGTTGTCTAACTGAAACCCGATATACGGCTTCCCGTCGGACAGCTTCGAGGCATCGATCTCGATTACAAACGATTGTGAGTTTGTCGAACCGATGACAATTCCGCCCGCCGTTGCCGTCACCTTTGCTGCAAGCGTATCCCCGGCTGCCGTCGTTTCCGCCCAATAATCGAAGGTGATAGCCGTATTCGACGACCCCGAACTATTGGTCGCCTCATCTATCGTCATCGCTATACCACCCTCGCTGGCCCCAAGCGTAACGATCAACGTCGCATGTGCATAATTCTTCAGGTTGAACCAATCGCCCGTTCGCGCCGTTGAGGCCGCGTCGATTGGCGGAAGAACATTCACAATGTGACACTGTTCTGCAATATTGATTCCCTTCATTTCTTCCCCCTATGCTCGTGTTGCCAAGCTCAAAAATGGCGTCTGCGAGTTCGTCCCCTTAAAGGGCGTCAAAGCACTGTTCCATAACGGCTGCCCGTCCACCCGGTAGATGAAGCGGAAAGCCATCTCGTCCGTAGTGAACTGAACGTGGATCGATTGCGCCGATCGCATGGGCGCCTTGTCGGCGAAAATGTACTGACTCAAGTCGGCGAGCATAATATCCCCAACCGTCCCCAGCGTGGCTGCCTGTTCGACGAACTCGATTGGCAAGCCAAGCAAGGTGTTGAACGGCCTTCCGGCAAGTTGATTGGCCGGCAGATACATCGGAACATCGGTGCTCGTAGCCGAGAGTACCATGGTGAACAGCTTCGGAATTATATCCTGGTTCGCAAACCATCGAGCATTCATTCGCGATCGCGCCCACAGTCGCGCATACATCTTCACGATATTCAACGGATCGATCGATGCGGCCACCTGTCCGGATTCCTTGGAAATCGAAACCGTACAAGCCGCGTTGAGAATCCCTTGTGGCTTCCCTGATCCGTCGCCGTTGTAAATCGCGTCGTCAATCTTGAAACCCATCTCTTCGGCGAATCCATTTGAAAAGATCTGGCCGAGTGCTGCCGCGTCTTCCAGTAGCTCATCGGTCGCATACGCAAGGCCCGCCAGTTTATTCAGCGTCAACTGGATCTGGCGAAACTTCGGCTTGGTCGCCGTTAGTGCCGCCGCCTCATCCACCCAATAGGCCCGGATACCACCCCATCGAGAACCGTCCGCGCGAGATGATTCATCGATAGAATTGATCTTGAGTGAATTGGACCTGGCAGATATCGGCATTGGGCTGCAATACTTTTGCAGGACCCCGGTGTCATGAACCTTCTGCAAGAGCTCGGTGGCAAAGTCGGTGCCTACCAAAAATCCACCTTCCGATGGTACGCTCTCGCTGGCCCCGGTCGCACGTTGCTGTTCCCGTCTCTGCCGCTCTTCCGGTGAGCCGTACAAAATCCGGATGTCATGATCCGTCGGGACGCCGCACTCTCTACCGGCAATCTGGGTGCCCGGCATCGCGCCCGGCGCTTGACGTGCTACCGCCTGCAAGAACTCCCCGAGGCTCACGTCGAAATTGTCGTGATTGATCGGCTCGGCGGCATCAACGCGTTCCTCTACCGGCTTCCCGATTCTCTCCCTGGTCTCGTCGTATGCCTCGAGCGTCGAGATCTGCGCCTCTATTTCATGCACCTCTCCGAGCTTTGCATTCAGCGCCTCGCGCTCCTCAGCGTCCGGATGGCCCGCCCCGCGAGCTTGCGCTGTATCGAGCAAGCGCTGCGATTCATCCAGCAACTCCCGCAGTTGCTTTCTCAAGTTTTCAAGCATGTATCTTACTCCTCGTATTCTGGATTTGTGCGCGTACCAGCTCGCTATACATCCGAGTGGCGGAATCGTCCGGCTCGGTGTCTATCTCCTCCGAGTGCCCTTCTTCTGGCGGCTCTTCGGGTTGCGTGATCGCCACGCTGAAATAGTCTGAAATACTTTCAAGTTCACCTTCGTGCAATACCTGACCATACCGGCTGCGCATCAAGATATCGACGACTTGCGAATCGAGATCCAACTCTCGGCACGCCTGGTCCATCTGCGCCCGTACGACCAATCCTTCGGTCTGTTCATAGGCCGCAAACGTCACCGGAGATACGTCATACAAGCGAACCTCAACGAGCGTCACCTTGTCCGGTTCATCCCCCTCGCTTCGCTTGGTTTCCTCTTTGATCACGTCGAAGCCAAACGAGCTTTGTGTCACATCGCCCCGGGCCACGCTCTCGATAACGTCTCGGCGACTGTCCGGCAGCACGACCGAATAGAGCAGTCCCTTTTTGTCCTCGGCGAGCTCAAGCGTTCCCGCCTTATTTCTGCCGAGAACCATGTTGCGATCGTGATTGAAAAGCGCGCGGATATCTTGCTCCCCGAGAGTCTTTGTGAAAGCCCCGCGCTTGACCTGTTCGTCCCACCATAGGATGCGAGTCCAAACACCGAACCGGGCCGCGTAGCCTTCGAGAGTCTTGCCATCGTCGGCCGCGCGTATTTCTGATTGCGCCGTGAATCGTCGAAGTCCGTTACGTTTCATTCCGTCTCCCAATAAAAAAACCCGCCACGCATACCTCAAGCAATCCTTCCGTAGGATATGTTTGAATTATGCGCAGCGGGTCGGTGTGTGCCGGTGGCCCCTTACTCGAACCCGTGAAACTCTGTCACTCTAATTTTACAACTCTCGTGATCTTTGTCAACATCCAGCTCGATCTTTATTTGACCGTCATATTCGTCGGCCAATTGCAGGCCGGTATCTTGCAGCGCGCGCATCACCATTCGGCGATACATCGCCGCGCTACCGACTTCGTAGTCGCTTAGGCTGACGCTACGACGGTGCAATCGCATCCTCCGTGCAATGTGGGATGGCGCACTTCATGAGAGAATGAAAGCTGTTTTCCGTCGCTAACCTCAAGCGTTTGCCCCGATCCAAAATAGTTTTGACCCGATGAAATAATCCGCCCATCCATCGCATCGCAGAACGGACAATTCTCTCCGACGGTCACCCATCGCGTATTGAAACCGTTGTCGTCATAAACCGATTGTGCCAATCCTGATTCCCCGTCAACCGCCTCTCGCCGCGCGATCTTGCCCGCCCGACTCTTCTCCCATCGTCTCACCCGAGCCTCGATGGCCTCCTCGCGTTCCCGGTCAGTAACCCATTCTGCATCAATCGCTACCTTGATTATCTGCCCTCGCGAAGAGACGATATGACGAATGGTGGCCGTAGTGACAAACGCTTCAACCGTGGTTCGATACGATTCTGGCGTTTCATCCTCCGCACCAACCTCCGCGGCTGCGACCGGATATAGATCGTCGCCGTATGACGTATACACCCCGGAATATTGCGCGTGAATCCATGGCTCCTGCGCCTCATACCAATCCTGCACCTCAGCAATAAACCTGTCGGCGTTTCTGGTCCCGAATGACTCTTGGGCCATTCTCAAAAGCGCCTTGCCTTCCCGTTCCAGAATCTTGTTTACCGATCTCTCGAATAACCCCTGGTATTGGTTCGCCAACCTCCGGCGCTCCGCTTGCGACCTGGCGGCCCTGTCTCCATGGCTTGTGATCAACCGAAAACTCCGCTCCTCATCAACCGCGTCACTCGACGGCGGCTCTGTGGGAGACTGCGCGATCATCTCGGCATTCGCGTAATTCACCGGTAGGACGTAGACCTGGCCGGCTGGCCCCGCAATCGGGTTCATGTTTTCCTTTGCCCGCCATTCGTTCGCGTTCAGCGCTCCGTTGCGTCTCATGATCTCGTATGCTTTATTGCGGGATTCAGTGTCCGCTCGCAGCGCACCCTCCATGTTGTATTCGATGTAAAGCGATTCCTTCTCTTCTGGCATGAGTAGGGCGTCGGTCAAGTGCATCTCCATCCGCACCGCCCAGGGGAGGATAGTGTCCCCGACATAGGCCAATTGATCCTGCTCAATATTCGACTTTATCGCTCCCGTATGATCCTTCAGCTTGGAAGGCGGGATATTGAACCACCGCGCCACTTCCTGTACCTCAAAGAGCCGTGAGCCAAGAAACTGCGCATCCTCCGGCGCGATTCCCAATGGCTGCGCGTCAGTGCCCTCCTCGAGCAAAATCCACTGGTGGGATTTCTTCAGCCCCTGGTATTTCTCCTGCATCTCGGTCTCGAGCGCCTCATGCGCCTTGTCCGACAACTCCCCGGGGTGCTTCAAGAATCCTCCGAGGTGGGTCCCGTCTCCAAAGAACCGACCGCCGAATTCCTGCAACGCGATCCCGAGCCCAAAGCTGTCTCGCGCCAATTGCAAAACCGAATACCCTTGGCGCCCGTCGAATCCAAGGCCCGGGATATGCAGGACTTGCTCTGAGCTCAACACCATCTCGGTACCGTCGCTCTTCCGGAAGATGTACCGCAATCTGCCAGCCTGTCTCTCCGTCCGAACCATTCCAGGATTCCACGGCCACAGCTTTACGATCCTCCCCGTGGTGTCCGGTATTTTTTGCGCGTAGTGATTCCCCTGCATCAAGAGATGTCCTTGGGCTGTCTCGCGCCAGACATAGCCAAGCATTTCTTCGTTGGGCCTGGCCAGCAACCGAGCAACCGGATGATTCGTCAACCGCTTCCGTTTCGTATCAGATACCCGCTCGTACAAATGCAACGGCAACGATGCCATCATCCCGGTTATCAGTGTTACCGCGTTGAATACCGCAGAAAGGTTCATCGCCGTGATTCTATCGACATGGGTCCCGGCAACACTCTGCTCGCCGCCCTGAGCATCCAGCCGTCTATCCAGATCGGCGATTGACTCGAAACCCCGGAACGCCATCGCCGCCGCTTTGATGCGCGTTACTATTCCATGTTTAGCCATAGCTTCTGATTCCCCTCTTCTCGTAGACACTTGGCTTGTATTCGTCCCGGGTGGCTCGATCCAATCCCTGGATGAGCGCAACCATACCGTCAATCTTCTCCCGGGACTTCTCTTTGTCTGGCTTTAGGTTCCCCGCAGCATCCTGGCGAACGACCATGTTGTTCGCCATCCACCGGAGCGCGGGGTTTCCGCCATGATGCAGGCGTTTCATCAGCGTTAGATTCATAAGCTCTTTGGTCGGCGGCGACATCGAGACAAAGCCCTGGCCGAATGGAATAACCTTGATTCCCAGGTCAGCTATGTCCTTTGCAATCAGACTGGCCCCGAATCGATCATAAGCCACTTCTTGGATCAAGAATTCATCTTCATCTATGATTTGCTCGATTCTTTGTACTACGTGTCGCTCATCGATCACATTGCCCGGTGTCGCCTCAACAATCCCTTCGCGTACCCAAACATCATAGGGCACCCGGTCTTTTTCAACACGCTCCTTGATATTGTCCTCAGGAATCCAGAAATACGGCACTATGATGAAGTCCGATAGGATCTTGAAAACCAGAACCAGCGCCGTGATGTCGATTGAGCTCGACATATCCAATCCGGCCGCGCATCGCAGACCTCGCAGCTCATCTCGATCAACAACGCCCGCGGTGGCATCCCAATCGCGAATATCCATCCACCGGGTTTCCTGTTGCGTCCAGATGTTCAAAAACAATCTCTTGAACGTATTTTGATAGGCCGGCACCCGGCTGGCTTTCTCCGCCTCCGCCCGCATGTGCTCGATCCTGCGAAACGTCCCCAGTGCTGGATTTGCCTGATGCCAAATGGATTCGTCCAACCAATCGTCATCGTCGTCAGCCTTGTAGATCCGCGCATAGAACGTCGGATCGTCATACGTGCCATCCAAAACATTCTCTGCGTATTCGTGTTGCTCCCAACAAATCGAGTTTCGGTCGAATCCCGCCGTCGTGATCGCCAGGGTCAGGGGTTGCCGCCTGGCCGCCGTACCGGTAGCGAGGGTGTCCCACAGGTTGCGATTCGGCTGCGTATGAAGCTCATCAAAAATCAGCCCGTGGATGTTCGGGCCGTGCTTGGTCGGTACATCGGCCGAAACCGCCGAGTAGAAACTCCTGGTCTTCTCAAACATGATTCTTTTTCGAGATTCGATGATCCGGAACATCGCCTGGAGGTATTTTGAATTTCGCACCATATCAGCCGCGTAACTGTAGACGATCCCCGCTTGTTCCCGGTCCCCGGCAGCCGAATAGATCTCGGCGCCAACCTCCTCGTCAAATCCCAAAAGGTAAAGGGCAATCCCCGCCGCGATCGGTGATTTCCCGTTCTTCTTTGGTACCTCGATGTAGGCTGTCCGATACTGCCGCGTTCCGTCCTCGTTCACCGTGCCGAACAGATCGGCTATGATTGTTT